CACACGAAAACAGACCACCATACTATGCTCTTATGTTTATTATGAAATTATAAAATGTTCATGGGTTGACAAAAATACCTATATATGCTAGGATATTAAAAAATCGGGAGTCTTTCATGAGCGATGCATCAGTGGTTAAGACGATAATCGATATATGTTCAAGGTCTTTCAAGATTGTAAGTGATCAAGGTCACATACAATTAGTTCAGTGTGATACGGTTCAAGAATTTATGGATGTTCTTGAGGTCTGTCAAGAGTTTTGTGAAGATGATATGCTCATCTATTCAGAGATAATTACGAAACCAAAAAGAGATAGAAGAACAAGAAAAAGGAAAAAGCAAGAAGAAACTGAATAAATAGTCAAAAAGATATGAAAAGATTTCAAGAATTTACTGAGAATATAGATAAGGTTGCTGCGTTAAAAGCGAAGCAAAGGACTGCTGTTGATAAATTTAAATCAAGTGGTACTCCTGATCAAAAACCAAAACCTGAAAGAAAGGTTCATTCTGGAGATGTTGATACTGAGAACCTGATTGCTAAAAAACAAGCGAAAGCAAAGGCAATGGCAAGAAAGGCTGAAATCCGTGCTGAAATCCAGAACGAGAAACAGGATAAATAGATCATAGACATATTTTGTAAGTAAGCGATGCCACTTAATAAGTTAGAGAATTTTATAAAGAACACTGAGGGTAGGATTCTCTATGTAAATCCAAATGACTTGGATGCAACAGACAGTATATCAAATCAAGGAAACTCTTTAGCACAACCGTTCAAGACGATCCAAAGGGCTTTATTAGAGTCTGCTAGATTTTCATATGTAGAAGGGAATAACAACGATTTAATCGAGAAGACAACTATATTACTATTTCCCGGAGATCATGTAATTGATAACAGACCCGGATTTGGTATTAAAAATGTGGGTGGTGTCGCAAAGGCAGTCGCCCCAGATGGATCAGGATCAAATGGTGCACAGACAGATGCAATCGAAACTTTATCATTAAACTTAACCTCTAACTTTGATTTAACACAAGAAGATAATATACTCTACAAATTTAATAGTATTAATGGTGGTGTTGTTGTTCCTCGTGGTACATCTATTGTTGGATTAGATTTAAGAAAAACAAAAATAAAACCAAAATATGTTCCAAATCCATTTGATAATTCAGTTGCTGCAAGTGCACTTTTTAGAATCACTGGTACTTGTTACTTCTGGCAGTTCTCTATCTTTGATGGTGATGAGTCAGGTTTAGTATTTACTGATAGTTCAGATTTTAGTGTAACTAATCGTTCTAAACCTACATTTTCACACCACAAACTTACATGTTTTGAATATGCTGACGGTGTAAACATAGATGATCGATTTAATTTAACTGATTTAGGCATATATTATAGTAAATTATCAAACGCATTTAATAAAGTTGCAAGATTTATTGATACTCAAGATAGATTTCCCGCAAGCACCACAGGTTTCTCTCCACAAAGACCTGAATTTGAGATTGTTGGTGCATTTGGATCAGATCCAATTAATATTGCAGCGATTAAATCTGGTGATGGAACAACTCCAACATCAATTATTACAGTTACTACTGCAGCAGATCATACACTAACAACTGGTACACCAATTAAAGTTAAAGGTGTTGATGATTTAAGATATAATTTATCTACAAAAGTTCAGAGTGTAACGGGATTAAGAACATTTACATATCTACTACCATTTGTACCTGACGATTTAGCAGCATCACCAAGCACATCAGCAGGAACAATAACAATTGAAACTGATACAGTCTCTGGTGCATCACCTTATATCTTCAATATATCTCTTCGTTCTGTGTACGGAATGAATGGTATGCATGCTGACGGTGATAAGGCAACTGGTTTCAAATCAATGGTTGTTGCTCAGTTCACTGCGATATCACTTCAGAAAGATGATCGTTGTTTTGTGAAGTATGATCAAGAATCTAGAACATATAAAGGAATTAATTTACCAACAACACCCTCTACAGGTAGTGAATTAGCAACTTTATCTTCATCTCAAGACCCAACAAAGGTTTATCACTTAGATTCTGATGCAGTTTATCGAAAAGGAGACGAAACATTCCATATCAAACTATCAAATGATGCGATTATGCAAATCGTATCTGTATTTGCGATTGGTTTTAATAAGCATTTTACAGCAGAAACTGGTGCTGACGCATCAATCACAAACTCCAACTCTAACTTTGGTCAGTTTGCGATTGCTTGTGATGGATTTAAGAAGGATGCATTTGGAAAAGATGACGCAGCATATATCACTCAAATCATAACACCAAGAGAAATTACATCTACTCAAACAAACGTAGACTGGCAGAGAATTGACGTTGCTAAAACCAAGACTGTTGGAATTTCAAGTCACTTATATCTCTTTGGATTTGATACTCTAGATAACGTTCCACCAACTGTAATTCAAGGTTATCGTGTTGGTGCTGCATCAAGTGATCGATTATTTGTTGATTTTACAAATGCAAACGTAGGAACTGGTGTAAGAGAAGCAACCATTCGCATGATGGATGTTGCAGTTGGATCAGGATCTACAGGTAATGATTCAAGCACAAAACTATACAAAGTAACATCTGGCCCAACTGATAATACATTTACAATTGGTGAACATAAGTTAATTACAGGTGAAAAAGTCAGAATAATTAGTGATTCTGGTGATTTACCAGAGAATTTAGTAGAAAATACTGTATATTTTGCGATTGTTGTTGCTGGATCACCAAGTAATCAGATAAAATTAGCATCATCAAAAACAAATGCTGATAATAATGTTCCATTAATTGTATATAAAGGAACAAAATTAAAGATTGAAAGTCGTGTGTCAGATAAAGCTGCTGGTGATGTAGGATCACCATTACAGTTTGACGCAACTAATGCTAATTGGTTCCTTAAAACAAATATTAACAGTGAGATATTCCAAACTGTTAATGCACAGGGAACATCAGGATTAGGAGCAAATACACCTGTATCATTCATACAGAGAACTCCTGACGAAAGATCACTTGATGAGAAAATTTATAAGATTCGAGTTGTTGTACCAAAAGAAAGTGATAATGCAAAGAACCCAGAAGAAGGATTCATTGTACAGGAATCAAGTACAACTGGTATTCGATCTGATTTATCTGTAACTTTACAAAATATTGATGGTAATGACTATAATTATAAGAGAAATTACAGATTCATAAGTACATGTTCAGAGTTATCTGATGTTGTAACTATGGTATCAGTTGCACCTCATGATTTAAAAGTTGGTGAAAGAATATTTGTTAGAAACTGTACTGATGACGATGCAAACGGAACATCAACTGGAACGTTTGACAAGGGTTATAATGGATCATTTACTGTTGCATCAGTTGTAGACGATAAAACATTTACATATAATGCTCAAGATACGAGTGGAGTTGTACATTCCATTGGTAACTTTACAAGTGTTGTTACAACAGACGCATCAAGAACAACTACTCTTCCAAGATTTGAAAGAAATGATATCAAGAGTAACTTCTACATCTATCGAAATGAAACAATTAGTCCGTACATAAAAGACACTCAAGATGGTATCTACCATTTATTCATACTTCATGCTGATAATCCTATCACTGAAGAATTTACTGATCTTAAATATGGACAAAATGTTGTTGATTTATATCCACAATTAGATCGAGATAATAATCATTCAAATCCACCAGCATCTGTATCATTTGCGAAGAGAGCACCGATTGGTGATGTTGCAACAGATGATTTAAGAAAGAGTATTACTAGAGAAACAACTGATAAGATAATTAAAGATTTTGCATATGGTAAGCGAGTTACAGGTGTAACAACTTACTTCTCATCTGGAAATGTAGGTCTTGCCACGATTACATTTGATCGACCTCATGGATTTGGTGCTGTTAAATATAGAAACTCAATTAGTGTTGCTGGTGCAAACCTTACAAACGGAACATTTCATGGTATTAAATTATTCAACTCTGATGGATCAACATGGGATGGTGCGAGAGCATCTGTTGTAATTGCTGGTGGACAAGTTGGTGTCGTTACAATCACTGAAGGTGGATCTGGATATACTGCTGAAACTCTTGTGGTTGATAGACAATTTATTGGTGGTGGTTCAGCAACTGCTGCACAAATAACAGTCACAAACGTACATGGATCATCTGGTATTTCAACAAATATTGGAGATTCAGTTCAATTAACAGGTATTGGTACTGCAACTGACGGATTATATCGAATCGCAACTATACCATCTACGACACAAATATCAGTTGCATTGACTGCAACATCACCAAGACCACAACTCGATCAGTACGCTATCAACTTAGGGCCATCTGCTGAAGTAGCAAGTGAATCATTCTCTGTTGATACAACCACGTTTACAACTACACTTGGTCATGGATTAGTAAGTGGTCAAAAATTCAAAGTACTAGATGCTAATAATCAGAATTTAGGATCATTCCATGTCAAAACTAAAGTATCTGCAACATCATTTACTGCTGTTACAACAATTGATCTTGGTACTCCAAAATTCATTCTTCCAGATGGAGTTGCATCTGCGACACCACTTTCTGATAAAGAAAATGAGAATGTTGGTTCAAGAGGATTAAGTTTCTATGATGGAGATTATTTCTTCTTAGGAGCAAACGCAACAAATTCTACAACGATTACCGTTTCATTACCAAATAGTGGTAACAACGATGCTGCTGCGATCAGATCAAGATTCCCAATTGGATCTTATCTACAGGCTGGCGATGAGGTTATGAGAGTCAAGAGTACTTCTGTATCTGGTTCAAGTCAAATACAAGTTATTAGATCAGCACTTGGAACTCCACAACAAAACCATCTAGCAAATGATATTGTAAGAAAAATTACTCCAAGAGCAATTGAATTTAGAAGACCATCTATCATTCGTGCTTCTGGTCATACATTTGAATATCTTGGATTCGGGCCCGGTAACTACTCAACTGCATTACCACAGGTTCAGGTCAGAACATTATCAGAACGTGAAGAGTTCTTAGTACAGTCACAAGAAAGATCATGTGGTACTGTTGTTTATACAGGTATGAACAATAGGGGTGACTTCTTTATTGGTAATAAGAGAGTTAGTTCTGCAACAGGTCAGGAGAGAACATTTGATGCACCAATTGCAACTGTAACGGGTGAAGATCCATCAAGACTATCAGTTATCTTTGATGAAGTAATTATTAAAGAGAGATTAGTTGTTGAGGGTGGTAAATCAAATACAATTCTTACACAGTTCGATGGCCCTGTTACATTTAACAAGTTAGTTAAGGTTAATGAGGATCTAACTGTTAACGGTATTATGAAGTTGAATAATACCTTTGAGATTACAAATACAACTCAATCAAATAATAAGGATACAGGTGCTTTAGTTATTGAGGGTGGACTTGGTGTAGAGAAGAATCTTAATGTCGGTGAGATGTTCAAGGTATCTGGTGTATCTACAGTTGGAAGTCTTGGTGTCACAACTAACTTTACTGTTGGTGGTATATCAACATTCACAGGAGAGGTTAACTTTAGTGGTGGACTTGATGTTCGTAACATTGATATTGGTATCGCAGACGCACAAACAATCAACACTGATAGTGGAGACTTAGTTCTTGATGCTCAGTCAAATACAGTTCAAGTTAATGCTAACTTATCTGTCGGTGGAAACATTGCTGGTAACTTCTTAGATATTGATAATGTAAACATTGATACTAATACAATTACCACACAGTCAGGTAATTTAATTCTTGATGCGAATGGATCTAGTATAGTTGATGTTCAGGCAACTGCTGAACTTGATGGACTTAAATTCAATGGTGTTGCAGAGGTTTATACAAGTGTTGATACAGATCTTGCATCAGTATCTTCAAGTCATGATACTCTTGCATCTGCAAAATCGATTGCTGCTAAGATCGCTGCGATTGATACAACACTTACAGTCGGTGCTGATTCTGGGTCAAATGATAATGTCACAGTTGGAACTGACACACTTAACTTCGCTGGAACAACAAATGAGATCGAGACAACTGTATCAAATAATCAAATTCAAATTGGATTACCAAATAATGTAACCATATCAGGAACTTTGACTGCAAATGGAAACGTTGATCTTGGTAATGCAACAAGTGATACTATCACATTTACAGGTAGAGTTGATTCTGATCTTGCACCATCTGGAACAACCAGAGATTTAGGAACTTCATCAAACAAATGGAGAGATTTATACATTGATGGTGTTGCATATGTTGATGATATTCATGCTGCTGATTGTGACATAAACGGTGGATCAATTGATGGTGTAACTATCGGTACAAACAGTGCGGTAACTGATCTACGAGTTGATAATGTTCAGGTTAATGGTAATACAGTCACAACAACGTCTGGTAATTTAACACTTGATTCATCAGGTGGAACGGTTGTTATTAATGATAATGTTGATCATAATGGTGAACTTGACTTAGATGGTTTAGCAGTCATTGATAATGTAAGAATTAATGGTAACAAGATTGACACCACCACTGGCGGTCTAGAATTAGATGCAAATAATAATACCGTAACAATTACCGCTGATATTTCACAAACTGGAAATCTAACTGTAAATGGTACAGGTTCATTTAGTGGCGATGTGATTGCATTTAGTTCTTCTGACTTGACAATGAAAGAAAATGTATCAACGATTGATAACGCTCTAGATATGATTAGTTCTCTCACTGGTAATACATTTGATTGGAAATCCAATGCTGGAATCTGGGGTCTTGAAGGTGGTGATACTGGAATTATCGCACAAGAAGTTGAGAAATTAAAACTTCCCGGTGTAACTAAGAAAAGAGGTGATGGAACGATTGGTGTTCGCTATGATAGATTGATACCAGTTCTAATTGAAGCAATCAAAGAATTAAAATCAGAAATAAACGAACTTAAAAATTAATGGCACTACAAGCATCAGGACAAATTTCAGCAAGTAATATAGCCAATGAGTTTGGTTATACTAATGGATCTGAAACAAGATTAGGTTCTTACCGAAGCACAAACGGGCAGGGTAACTTTCCCGTTTCTTTTGGTACTTTGTCTTTTAGTTCGATTGATGGTGGTGGTTCAGTTCCAACATCAGGGCAGATAAAATTTAGTGACTTTTATAATACGAGATTGCAACAAGTAGTTAATTTTTATGGTTCTGGTAGAGGTGGTAATAGATTAATAGCAAAAGATAGATATAATTCTGGTGGTTCAAGTGATGTAAATGTAGTTGGTAATTATAGAACAAGACCTAATAACTCATCAGGAACAAAAGTACATATTCATGTTAATCAAACAATAGGATGTGAACAAACAAGAGTCGAACATTGTGCCTTGAGAACTGGTTCATGGGATTCTAGTACAACATTACAGGTTGATATTGGTGGATCAGGAAGAATAAGCGGTGCTGGCGGTAATGGTGGTGCTGGTAGAAGTAGTTCAGGAAATGGTAGCCCCGGTGGTGATGGCACATCTGCATTAGGAATACAGTATAACCCTACACAAGTAAATGTAGCATCAGGTGGGTTTCTTGTTGGTGGTTTTGCTGGTGGTGGCGGTGGTGCTGGTGGATTTGACTATGATAAAAGATCATCAAGACACGCTTCTGGTGGTGGTGGCGGTGGAGGAGCAGGAATTCCTGCTGGTGCTGGTGGCCCAAGAGGTACTACTGGAGCTTTAGGTGGTAATGGGTCTGCAGGTAACACAACCACAGGTGGTGAAGGTGGTGGTGGTTCTAATAATGGTAATGAAGCGTTTGGTGGTGGCGGTGGAGATGGTGGACAACTTGGAAATCCGGCAGATAATGGTGGCGGTGGATCAGGTGGTGAAGGATCAACATCATCAGGTGGTTCAGCAGGTACACCCGGAGCTGCAATAAGGAGAAATTCTGGTTTTACAGTTAATGTAAGTAACAATGGTAACTTGAGTGGTTCTCAAACTGCTACAACTGTGCTATAATATAAAAGCACTAGATTTTATTCATGGCATTTGAGACTGATTTGATACGAAGATATAGTGGTGCTTTTACAAAAGAGGATTGTGAAAATATAATAGAAGGTATAAAATTCTTTGATAAGCATCATCTTTTATTTCATGATAAAGAAAAATTAACGAGAGAAGACCATAAGACTGTAAACATAACTCATGATTATAATTTTCATGGATCAAGTAGACTCGCAGAAGAAATATTTCCCAAGTTAAAACCTTGTGTTGATGAATATATGCAAGCATTTGAAGTACTGGGACAAAGAAAATTTTTACTACTTGATATAAAATTAAAGGAAATTCCATCAGGGGGAGGATTTCATTCTTGGCATTACGAGAGTGGTGGATTAGAAGTTGCAGCGAGACAATTTGTTGTTCA